CATATGGTTAGGTGAATGATTCTGATAATGTAATGGTCCCAAACTCAATGTTCAACTTTTGAAACTTCATTACACTTAAACTTTAAACTTCTTTTTTGCGATGTTTAATCTTTGAATCAAATTATACGAAACCCTCAGTAGAAATATTGGGGGTTTTTTATTTGACTATATGAAATATATTATTTATTTTTGTAAAATGGACCCAAATAGAAAATTTTTCATAAAGAAATACCTTAGAATGTTTTGTAAGGATTTGTCATATAGCCCTAAACGTTTGATTTATTATAGGAATGATGTGGTTTTTTTTGAATATCATCCTAAAGATGAAATAATATTTGTGAATTGGTTAAAGATGGTAAAACCAGTACTTAGTACATTTCGTATTGACGGTGATGATCCCGTAATGTTAACTGAACTATATGGTGTAATGGAAGAATGGTTTGAAGAAGAATATAAAATAATTGGTGCAATAACATAAGAAAATGAAAATACTTTTTTTAGATAATGATGGTGTAATATGTCTCTCAAACAATTGGGGTGGACGCAAAAAAAAATGGGCAAAATACCGATCAGAAAACCCTGAATCTTCATCAAACATAAAAGAGGCTCCTGTTGAATATCGTTTTGATGATTTTGATAAGAAGGCAATTAAGATCTTAAATGAGATTGTTGAAGAAACGGGATGTGAGATTGTTGTAAGTTCTGATTGGAAATTGCATGCAACACTTGAAGAACTTGGTGACTACTACAAAAGTCAGGGGATCATCAAACGACCAATTGCGTTGACTCCTAACATTCAGAATTGTACTGCTCATAGTAATTTATTTATCTGGTCACCACGATGGGAGTTAGAACAAACACGAACCATTGAGATTCAACAATACTTACACGATCATCCTGAAGTAACACATTGGATTGCGGTTGATGATTTAAATATGGGTAAAATTGGTGAACCGTGGAAGGACGAGTGGGCAATTAATAATTTTGTCCTAACTCCAAAGAGTTCTGAAGGAATTAAACAAAGTGGAATCAAAGAAAAAATATTAAAATTTTTGAAAGATGACTGAAAAAATAGATGAGGATGATTTATGGTGTGAGTATAGTGATATGCCATCACCTTTAGCTTACACAAAACGTAAGGGATATAGTGGTTTGGTGAATCATAAAAAATTATCAAAATCAAAAAAAGAACAAGATGAGAAGAAGAATTCAGAAACTATTACTTTGGTTATCACTCAAGTTCCCAAAGAAGAAACGAAAATCAATTTGGGATCTTTAAATTAAAATTATATGACAGATAAAGAAATGAATGAGTTTTTGGAATCCATTGGAGGATTAGAAAACGGATATTATACTGATAGGGAACCAATTAAGGACTCCAGATTCTTTAGTGTTGGTATTGGATGGTATCCTTTAATTAAGGGACTTATAACCGATCTAATAGAGTTAGGATGGGATAAACAAACCTGTCAGGTGAAGGAAAAGTTTGGTGGATTAAGATTTTATATTAATTCGGCATCAAATGATGTTCATAAAAGAATAGGAATTGCGGAGGAACTAAGTTATAAAACTTGTGAGACCTGTGGAGAAAAGGGAGAATTAAGAACAAATATAGGTTGGCATACAACATTATGTGATAAACACTATGAAGAACATAAATCAAATATTCAAAAATAATAAACATCTAATGGATGAACCAGAAGTAATGGAGTTAATAGAGTATTGCCGAGAATTGGAAGGTGATATTATGGATGTTGAAATAAACAAACAATACGATAAGGAGGAGGTATTACTTAATATCGTAAAAGAAATCTATAGTAGTTGTCGTCAGCTGATAAAAGATGAGGAGGAATCCGTAAGATTTGGTGAGACACCAAGAGTTGATTTTGAGAAATCTGTGATTAACCTTAAAGAATATATTGAAGATATAAACAGGGTCTATAAATTTGGATTATGAAAAAAATAACAATAAGTGAAAATTGTTTTGGTGTTGATGTAGAGATAGATGATGAATCTTTATTTACTCATGAATATGAAAAAAGAACTCCTGAGTATGTTAGTGATCTTCAGGATAAGATGATTGATAAAGTAAGATCATTAAAAGATAAATTAAGTATGAGCGATTGGGTAGATATTGCCAACATTATTATTGATAAAGGTGATGAGTTTGAATTTGATGTTGAAAATTCAAAGGACTACGAATCTTGTGATCAATGTGGTAATTGGAACTACAACCATATATATGTAAAAAAAGAAAAGAACAATGAATAAGATTATTATAATGGAAAAGGAACCATATTTGGTTTCGGACGACGAGATCCAAATTGGTGATGTTGCAATAGTAACAGTTGGAGGTCAGTACCCTTCAAAGGTAGTATGTGAAAACGAAACGGTATTATCTTTAATTAAAGAACCAAAACTAACTTTAACCAAAAGTTATAAATTGATTGGAGATCCTGATAAAATAAAACTACCTGAATCTAGAATTAACAATATAATTGAGAACGGTGGAATATGTGATGTTACATTAGAGGGATCAGAAATTAAATTTATTACGGTATGATGTTAATTGAAGGTATTTTACATTTGGTTGGCATTAGTTTTTTACTTATTGTTATGCCAATATGTTGGATTATAAAAAACTATAAAAATAAAAAATATGGTCATAGAAATTAATAATTTTTTATCGTATGAAGAATGTGATAATTTAATAGATTTAGCTTCAGACACTTTTGATGAAGTTGGTGTTCTTGGTGAGAGTATTGAAGGATATAGAGTTGCAAAAGGGGCTTGGTTAGATGAAGAACATGGGGATGTTGTTATAAAATATAGAGATCTTATTTCTGAGACGACCAAATTACCAAAAATTAACATGGAAAGTATTCATGTTGTTAAATATGGTGTTGGTGAAGAATATAAAGATCATCACGATTTTTTTCATCCTGGTGAAGAATACTATGAGGATGAGCTCAGTAGAGGTGGACAAAGATTAAAAACGGCTTTGGTTTACTTAAATGATGATTTTGAAGGTGGAGAAACAAATTTCCCAAATTTAAATATTAAAGTTGATCCTAAAAAAGGTAAACTTGTATTGTGGGACAACATTAAAGATGATGGTTCTTTAGATTATGATAGCCTTCATGCTGGATTACCCGTAAAAAGTGGTTATAAGTATATTGCGGTAATTTGGATTAGAGAGAATGAATTTTATTAAAAATTTGTTTTATTTAAAAAATAATTACTATATTTGTCCAATAATATAATTTTATGGACCCAATCAAAGCAAATTTATTAAGTCAAACTTTGGAAATGACATACACCCAAGAGGCGGATTGTTGTACAACTGAGGAACAATATTTAACGATCAAAACTGATAATGGAGGTGGTGGTGATTTTTATGTTATTGAAACCAAAAGATGGGCTTTTGATACTGTTGAAGAGATCATTGAATTATTAAATCAATTTAAAGAAAAACACCTTAAAATAAAAGAAGAAAATCTATGAAAAAGTTAATATTAATTACTTTAGTTGGGATGGTATTGTTTTCTTGTAAGAGAAAAGAATACAAATATGAAATCCATGGGAAAGTTTATATTCCAACATCAGGAGTGAATCCGATGCATGATGCAATATGGTACACAGATACAATAGGTTTTGATGGTGACACAATCTATTACTTTAATAGTGATGGATCTGAAGTTAGAATAAAACCTCCTTACATTTTAATTGATAACTCGAAATGAAAATAGGAATAACTTGTTCCTGTTTTGATTTATTTCACGCGGGGCACGTAAAGATGTTGGAGGAAGCTAAAACTCAATGTGATTATTTAATTATTGCATTACAAACAGACCCAACAATTGATAGACCAGAAAAAAATAAACCAATCCAATCAGTTGTGGAAAGATATATCCAATTAAAAGGATGTAAATTTGTGGATGAGATCATACCATATGAAACTGAAAAAGATTTAGAAGATCTTTTTAACACATTAAAATTAGATGTTAGAATTATTGGTGAGGACTATAAGGGTAAAGATTTCACCGCAAAACAAATATGTTTAGATAGGAGTATTGTGTTATACTACAATGAAAGAAAACACAATTTCTCAAGTACAGAACTTAAAAAAAGAATAAACAATGGCAAAAATTGATGAATTAAGAAAAAAATACCCAAGCGTTATTAAATCCGTAAGTGATAAATTTTTTGAAGGTGATAAAACACCAACCAAAAAATATCTTGAATTTATGTTTAAGATGTGGTCAACAAAAAATGATCGACCAACTGAGGGGGTTTCTGCTGCTCAATATGTTAAAATAATTAATGAGTTTGATCAGTTGTTACCATATATTCAAAATAAAGACATATATAGTGGTCAATATAAATCTATGATGCAGTTATTTAGAGTGGTTGATAACGCTAAAGTATTAAAAGAGGAAAATGAATTTGTTCGTGAAGATCATGTTGATGTTTTAATTGAAAATGATGAATATATTTTAATCAGACCTAGAACACATCAGGGATCCTTAAAATATGGGGCAAATACAAAATGGTGTACCTCTAGTAAACAATGGCCACATACTTTTAACAATTATACTCGTGACGGGTTTTTATATTATCTAATCTCAAAAAAAGAACGTAATAGAAACTACGATAAAGTGGCTTTTTATAGTGAGGATAAACGTAATCTAATTAGTGGGCAATATAAAATCTTCAATCAAATTGATACTGAGGTGAATGATAAAGCGTTCACCACAAACGGATGGTCCTCATATGATCTTTTTGAAATTACGAGTAAAATTAGATTACATTCTCATGAGATCCATACGATTGAAAAAACTAAAAAAGATGTTGAAAAAACATTAGAAACAATTAAAAGTATAAATTTAGATGAATTTTTGCGACAAATTAATCTATTAGAAAAATACGGAAACGAAGGAAAAATTGAGGGTAAAGAAGAAATGGAAAAAATAATTCAAACTTTAAGTAAAAAAACAGAAGATTTATTTGGTAAATCTAAAATTAATGTGTAGATTTGTACCTCACAAGTGATAAATTAATAATTTAATTATGAAGTAAATGTTTAAAACAGACAAGTTAGGACTATGGGGAGTCATAATACTAACAACGATCTATCTCTATCTAATCAATTTATATTTTGAATATATTCTTAG